GAACAGCTTTGCCGCCATGCTCCGGCCGAGGGCAAAAGAGTGGTTTGACATCTCGGTCGATGACATCGACACCGTCACCACTGATGGCAAGCGCTGGCTGGCATGGGCCACGAAACGCATGCGACAGGCCATGTACGACCGCAAGGCGCAGCTTATTCGCGCCACATCCGAGGGCGATGCTGATTTTGCTGCATTCGGCCAGTGCATCATCACTCGCGAGATGCAATGGAATGCCGTCACCCCCCACCTGCTGTATCGCTGCTGGCACCTGAGAGATTCCGGCTGGTCTGAAAAAGCCGATGGCTCCATTGGTGAGATCTATTTCAAGTGGGATCCCACGATCAAGCAGCTTGAGGAGCAGTTCGGCAAAGATGCCATGCACCTGAGCCTGCAAAACGCCAAAACCAAGGAAAACCTGCGCACCATCAAGTGCATGCGTTGCGCTATCTCGACTGACGTCTACCAAGGCCAGAACGGCGAGGCACAGGGCTTTCCCTGGATCTTGGTCTATCTTGACATTGAAAATCAGCACATCATCAGCGAATACGGCGTGTGGAGTCACGGTGTCATCATCCCGCGCTGGCAGACGGTCTCTGGTTCTCAGTACGCTTATTCTCCCGCAGCCGTGGCGGGGCTACCGGACGCACGACTCCTGCAGGCGATGAGTCTTACCCTGCTCGAGGCCGGCGAGATGTCTGTGCGTCCACCTATGATTGCCACTCAGGACGCCATCCGTGGCGACGTGCAGCTGTACTCTGGCGGCATAACCTGGGCGGACGTTGAATACGATGAGCGCAAGGGCGACGTACTGCGACCGATCAATCAGGACAGACGCGGCCTGCCGCAGGGCTACAACGAGCGCGACGTGCAGATGTCGATGCTGGCTGAGGCCTTTTACATCAACAAGTTGACCCTGCCTCCCCCGGAGGGCGACATGACAGCCTTCGAAGTTGGTCAGCGCGTCGAGGAGTATGTGCGACAGGCATTGCCATTATTTGAGCCCATGGAGCACGAATATAACGGACAACTCTGTGAGGACACCTTTGACGCCCTACTCCGCGCTGGCCACTTCGGAGCTCCACAAGACATGCCGCCCGAGCTCTCTGAGCGGGACGTGCATTTCAAATTTATCTCGCCGTTGCACGATGCCATCGAGCGCAAAGACGCCAGCACCTATCTTGAATCGGCCGAGCTCATTGAGCGCGCCATGGCATTCGATACAAACGCAATGGCACAATGGAATTCAGGAACGGCCTTGAGGGCCGCTCTCGAGGGAATTGGCGTGGATCCACAGCACTTGCGCTCCAAGCGCGAGGTCTCGAGCATCCTCAAAGCCAATGCCCAACAAGCCGCAGCCGAGGAACAGGTTGCCGTGGCAAAAGATCTTGGCGCAGCAGATAGGGAATTCTCTGCAGCGGAGAAAAACCGAGCTCAGGCAGCAGCAGCGTAATTGGCAATCAAAAAAACCATTAGGGAGTGTCTCCCTAAGAAAAATCCGCTCGAGCGACCAGACTACACCGAGGCCGAGATTCAGTCGCTTCGGGCAGTCCACGGTGGCCGGGCCGACAAACGCCAGCAACGCATGGCGCTCGACTTCCTGATGCGCGCCTTTTGTAAAGATGACATCTCATTCAGGCCCGACGACCCACACCTGACCTCGTTTTGCGAGGGTAAGCGCTGGTGCGCTACACTGGTCGTCTGGGCACTGAAAGAGGCAGAAACAAACACCGATCCCGATAAAATAGCCGCCCGACTACTTGAGGAAGATCCCAATGCCAGAGCCGATAATCGCTGATCCACCCACAATCCCGAGCTCCACTGATGACGCTTGGTACGACACCATGGTTCCAGAAGTCGAGGAGAACACCGCCAGACGCGAGATGCTCTCAGGCTACGACACCCAGGATGCGTTTTTCGATGCGCACCATGCGGCCGTCAATCACGACTGGCGAAAGGACATTGCCGGCGATGACGACAAGTTTCTCAGCAAGCTGCAACGATTCACCGAGCCGAGCGATTTTGGCAACACCTATCGTGAAGCGGAGCAAAAAATCCGCGCAGGCGACTTAGGCCCGGCAAAGCCCGGCGCTGAGGCCACCGAGGAGGACATCAAGGCATATCGACGTGACGCCGGCATTCCGCTCGAGGCGGCTGGCTATCTTGAAAACCTGCCCGAGGGGCTGGTGGTGGGCGAGGACGACAAGACCATCATGCTCGATTACATGGGTGCGCTGCATGAGATCTATGCGCCGACCGAATTCGCTCACAAAACAATCGAATGGTACAACGGCCTCGAGGAGCGCATGCAAGAAGCGCAGCAGGAGACCGACACCGAGCAGGCGAGGACGGTCATCGATGAGCTCCGCAACGACTGGGGGCAGGACTACCGTACCAACATGAATCTCATCAAGGGTGTACTGGCATCGACCTTTGGCGATGAGACCGCAGACAAGCTGACCAACGGCCGCTACGCCGATGGCACCGGCTTTTTCAACGACGTCGGAATTATGAAAGGCTTTGCCGATCTGGCCCGCAAGGTCAATCCGGTAGCGCCGCTGATCCCGAATGACGCGACTGCGGTGCAGGGTCTCCATGACGAAATCGAGGAGATTGAGGGTAAGATGGGCACCGTGGAATACAGGAAATCCGAACCGATGCAGGCTCGACTCCGCGAGCTTTACGATATACGATTGAAGCTCGACGAGACTGTGGAAGCATAAGGATGTGACATGGCTGAGTTAATCAAGCAACGGATCGCTGACAAAAAGAAGGCTGACGAGGAGCAGTCCGCCGTAAGCCGCGGTTCTCTGTCGGAGAGGTACACAGGCATCGCCGGCGCCGCCAATGCAGCCAGCGGCGACCTTGGCCCTGATGCGCCTCATCGAGCTCGACCCGGTGGCCCGGGAGTGGTTCCACGAGTTGAGCACCAGCGACCCGACCCTAACAGAATTCGGCCAAGGGGCAGAGCCGGGAGAACTGGTGGCGCCCGCACGGCCTTGAGCTAATCATGGGCATGCTAATGGGCAAAGGTAGCTCCGGCCTGCTTGGCAAGAGACTGGCCAGGAACGAGGAAAAATACGCCTCGAGTGAAGCGCCGGGATTCTCCGGCACCATGGTTCAGGACGAAAACGGCAAATGGGTGTCGATCGATGCCGGCAAAGAAGAAGCCAGAAAAAGAGGCCGTAGAAGGATCGTCAAGCAGAGCGTCATCACGGGACTCGCCTGACATGCCTACAATTAAAAAGCCCGGATTCATCGACGGCCCGGTAGCGATGTCTAAAAACTCGCGCAATAGCAGATTTCAAGGACTGCGCTTCGGCAATCGTATGCTCAGTCGTTTTATGGATGAGATCACCGACATCACGATCGCCTTTGTAGCGTCAGACAAGATCACAGATACCGGCTCGAGGATGGCGCGGTTCGGGGAAAATCAGGTCATCGAGGTCGAGGGCTCAGACTTAGAGGACGGCCAGTATCAGACCGTTGGGCCGACCAGTGCCGCGATCTTGCAGCTGGCGACCTTTCAGATCGCGAACGATGTGGCAGGCCCCTTGGTCACGCTCAGGGGGAAAACAAACCGCAACCGCAACCGCTTTCAAGCGAATGTGAACTGACATGGCTGAAACGGCTCCGCAAAAAAACTACAGCGGCCACCGCAAAGTGACCTCCCCGCTCAGCAAGAAAAAGAAAAAGCGCAAGGCCACCACGGGCGGCACAAAGCACGTAGTTGCATCTGAGGGCGGTAGCCTGTAGATTTCGGCTGGAACACCCACGCCCAGACCGGCTAACCCTTTTGGCCCCCGGTCGCCCCCCGGCCCCCTGCCGGACTTGTGAGGCCCGCTTCGGCCTAACCCTCACACTCCCAAGCAGGCTAACCCGACCAGTGGAAAACGGATATTTCACTTACTTGGGAGAAGCCTAATGGCTGAAACAGCCTTTCAAATTCAATACCGTCAGGAATTTATCCACGGTTTTGAACAACTGGTATCCCTAATTCGCGGATTCACTACGACCGAATCCGTCATCAAGGGAAATCAGGCGACGTTCCTAGTCGCAGACTCCGGTGGTGCAACGGCTAAAACCCGTGGCGTCAACGGCCTTATTCCGGCTCGCGGCGATAATCTAAGCCAGCCCGTTGCAACTCTGGTCGAGTGGCACGATCTGGTCCGCAAGACGGATTTCAACATCTTCTCATCGCAGGGCAACCAGCGCGCGATCATGCAAGCTACCTGCATGGGTGTCATCAATCGAAAGATTGACCAAGACATCTTCGGGGAGCTCGCAACCGGCACAGTCAACATCGGTGCCGCGGTCGTAGCTGATACGCTTCGAACTCTGCGGGGCAAGACCGTCCTGGGCAATAACGATGTGCCGTGGGACGGCAACATCACCTTTAACGTGACGCCTGCCTATGAGGCGTACATGATGGGTGAAAACGACTTCTCGAGTCGCGATTTCACGATGAATGGCCCGTTCGATGGGGCTGATCCTGCGTGGAAAGATCGGCCGCAGGCCTATCGCTGGCTCGGCATGAACTGGTGCGTCCACCCGAATCTCAACGGTGGTGGCGGCCCCGGCTCAGCAACCGAGGAGACGTACATGTATCACAAGTCCGCGATCGGACACGCTTACAACGCGGACGATCTCGAGATGCGGGTAGGCTACGACGAGGAACAGGATTATTCCTGGGCCCGTTGCAGTATCTACATGGGTTCACAACTGCTACAGAATTCTGGCGTCGTCCTCGTGGCGCACGACGGTTCTGCTCTAGCGGCGGCATAATTCGGACGTTCCGAATTTAGGAGATTGATATGGCTTACAAGCCCGACAATCTACAGAACTGCCTCCCGCGCCTTGGCACTGGCGATAATCTCGCTGCTGACGATGGTGGCTACTCTGTCGGTGTTTGGACGTATCGGCAGATAACCGCCGATGGCGACCTAGCTACGATGGTGGCTGATGACTACATCACCGATGGCAACGACAAGGGGGTCAAACCGGGCGATATCATCGCGTTCGTTGAGACCGCAGTCGATGCCCAGTGGATGACGGTGGACACCGTCGATGCTGACGGTCTGGTGGCGGTAACGTCATTCAGTAACCCGTAAGCCGATTGGCGTAAGGGATCGCTTTGCGCGACAATCTGGGGACCGGCTCAATTTGGGTCGGTCCCCGTTTGTTTTATGGAGATCCAGATGTCAGAACAAGCAACCGCAGAAGTTCTCGAGGACCAGCCAGCTGAGGTCGTCGAGGAGAAAACTCCTGAAAGCGCAAAGCCAGTAACACTGTCACGGTGGGGGCTGCTCGCAGAGCATGCAAACACATGGCGAGTCAACTGTAAGATCGAGACCACACCCGAGCAATGTCTTGATCCGAGCTACTGGGAGCACATTTCGAAGTCCCTCAACCGAGGGGATGAAATCCACGTAATGCCCGATGACATGTCGTGGGAACTCGTACTGCACGTCCAGGACACGGGCCCGAATTGGGCTCACGTCATCAAGAAAGTGTATTACGAGCTCGCACCGTCTGTCGGTCTCGAGCAGATTGCATCTGTTTACAAGATCGAGTGGGCAGGCTCCACTAAAAAGTTCAGAGTGCTGAGAGAAGGAACGGAGCTCAAAGCTGGATTTGCGACCGAAGCCATTGCTCGGATGTATGCGGCCCAACACGAAAAGGCCGTGCGCCGATAGCCGATCAAGGACTGAACATTGGCGCAGGGATGCGCCGGCGAGGAGTGAGGAATGCCAAGCAAGCTAACTTTATACAACGGGGCTCTCACTGTACTGGGCGACCGAAAGCTCGACAGTCTGACTGAGAACCGACCGCCGCGCTACAAGCTCGATGACGTGTACGACAACGATCTGATAGATC